GGTGGAGGTACATCAGGTTACTTTGGTGAGCTTAGACCTCGTGGTTCTAAAATTACAAACAGTGGTGAATCGAATGGTGCAGTGCATTTTATGCAACTCTTTGATACACTAGCTAATGTTATTTCTCAGGGCAATGTGCGTAGAGGATATTTTAGTGCGTATCTACCTATTGAGCATCCTGATGCTGAAGAGTTCTTAGATATTGCCACAGAAGGTAATCCAATACAAGGATTGACTACAGGTATCACAGTCACTAGTGAATTTATACAGCGTGTATTTAACGGTGATAGAGAAGCTAGAAAACTGTGGGCAAAAGTATTAAAAAGAAGAAGTGAGGTTGGTTTTCCTTACATAATGTTTGCAGATAATGTAAATAAAAATAAACCACAAGTGTATAAAGATAAAGATATGACTATTTATGCAAGTAATATGTGCAGTGAGATTGCATTGCCTTCAAGTCCAGATGAGACTTTTACTTGTGTGTTATCATCAATTAACTTGTTACACTGGGATGAAATAAAGGAGACAGATGCGGTGGAGACATTAACAATGTTCCTAGACACGGTGGTAACAGAATTTATAAAGAAAACAGAGGGTAAAAAATATTATGAAAGAGCGCATAATTTTGCTAAACGACACCGCGCACTCGGTATCGGAGTCTTGGGTTGGCACTCATTTTTACAATCACATCTATTCTCGTTTGAAGGCAGAGACGCCGCTGCAAAAAATATGGAGATGGCGCAGGTAATCAAAGAGAAAACACACGCAGCATCTGTAAGACTTGCACAAATGTTTGGCGAACCAGAAGTCTTAAAAGGTTATGGTCGTAGAAATACAACACTAATGGCAATTGCACCAACAAAATCATCATCATTTATTTTAGGTCAAGTATCTCAGTCCATCGAACCTGAGTTCTCTAACTATTATGTTAAAGACTTGTCTAAAACAAAAGTAACAATAAAAAATCCGTATCTTAAAAAACACCTACAATCTATAGGTAAAGATACACCAGAAGTGTGGGAGTCTATAAGATTAGCAGATGGATCTGTACAGCATCTAGAATTTATGAGTGATGAAATCAAAGCAGTATTTAAAACATTTGCTGAAATTAGTCCATATACAATTGTAGACCAAGCGTCTGTAAGACAAGAGTATTTAGATCAAGCACAGTCACTGAATCTGATGATACCACCAGATATGCCAGTGAAAGAAATCAATGCGTTATATATGTATGCGCACGGAATGGGTATCAAATCATTATATTATCAGTACAGTATGAGCCAGGCGCAAGTATTATCGCGTAAAAAGGCTGTAATTGAAAGCTGTGCAGTTTGTGAGGCGTAAGATGAAAAGAATATCATCAGAAGAAATAGTACAAATACAAGATGCTTTAAAAGATATTGTAAAAAATATATATGGAGAAGTTGTAGTAATTATAAAAAATGGAGAAGTGGTAGTAGATCCACTAGCAGAGGTGAGAAGATGAATTATTTAAGACCAAGTAGTTTGGGAAGTTATTTCGGTGTAGGATTTAATACACCAGAACAACAATTTAAGTATGACACAGGACAAGAAGAGGTTGTGTTTGATGATGAAGCCAAGTCGCGTATGGCTTTGGGAAACTTTTTTGAAGATACAATTCTTAATTACTTTGAGGACAAACTAAAAATTATTATTACAGATAGAAACACAAAAGTTGTCCACTTTTATGATGGTAAGTTACACGGTAAGTTAGATGGTCGTGCAATCTATGAAGGATTACCTGTAGTTATTGAAGCAAAAATGAGCAACAGTAACTATAAAAAATTTATAGAAAATAAAGGTTATCATATACAATCACAATGTTATATGATGGATGATCCAGAGATTGCTGGTACATTATTGTTAGGATTACAAAATGGTAAACCTGTCTATCGTTATATTCCTCGTGATCCTGAGATGATTGAAGATATAAAAACAATGGTTGACTTTGTCTTAGGATTGATGGATGGTACAAATAGTTGGGATGATTATCCCTATGACCTTGTAGAAAAATTTTCAGGCAACAAACCATTACCACAAATAGAAACACTTGAAGACTTTGAGATTGACTATGCGAAAAAACTTGTTGAAGTTAACAAACAAATAAAAGAATTATACGAAGAGAAAAAACATTTAGAAAATCATTTAAAACAAAATTATGGCATAGGTAAATTTGAGAATAATGAAATTAGTCTTAGTCTTTCTGTGTATAAGAGAAAAGGTAATATTGATGTTGATCGTCTTGTATTAGAGAATCCTAAATTAAATATAGAGAAGTACCGTTTGCCTGATATGGCATATAAAACAATTAGAATAAAAAAATTATAAGGAGGGTATAATGTCAGAGAAAGAAGTAAAAAAGCCAACAGTGGCTGAAATAGAAAAACAACTAGAAGCAACAGAAAAAAGAATGTCTGAGATTGTAGCTGTGACAAATGCTTATATCAAAGCACACAGAGATTTAATAACACAACTTAGAACATTAACTGATACAGGTGCAAACCTAGAAGCATTGTTGTCAGAAAAGCTAAAATAAAAAGAGCCAATTGGCTCTTTTTTTTATCTAAGTGTTGATTGTAACCTTGCAAGTATTTGTGCTGTCGTTGTTTTATTTAATGATACTTTCTCTCTAATTTCTTCTAGTGATTTTATTTCAGCACCTTGTTGTTTATAATAGCTCACAGCACCTCTGAGAGTCTCTAATTCTTGAAATGCGCGGTTTTTCTGTTCTCTAGCAACATTACCTGTAGAAGTTAAACTTAAAGCTCCTGTAATGTCATCTGCTGCAACTTGTCCTTTCACAAAAGGATTGACTAAACTTGCAACAACACCTGCTGGATTCGCTAAACCTAACTGAGATATAATATATTCAGACTTTCTATCTAAGAATGGTAGTTTAAAACCTTTCTGTCCTTCAAATTGTTCAATAGGTAAACCTGTATATACTTGTGTATTAGATACAAGTTCAAACGGTGCACGGACTGCTGGTGTTGTAGATGCTAATATCTTTCTTATTGGATCACCTAAGAATTCTCCTAAGTCACCTACAGGTAAGTTAGATTTAATAGCAACATAGTCACCACCTTCTTTTTTATAAATAGGTATCCAGAAGTTCTCTTTCTTATACATTTCTATCTCATCTTGATCAATATCTTGTGCTGTCCACGCTCCTTCTACAGATTTAAATACTTTGTTGTATTTTGTTGGATTGTCAAGTAAATTTCTCATCTGAAATACAAGGTTTTTCTTCATAAATGTGTAGAACGGAACCATACTACGGATATATTTTTTCTCAAAATTTGATAAATCATTTGGATCAAAGAGTACATAACGAACAAATTCATCTGGACTTGATAAACCTAGTCTCGTATAAGTTTGTGGATTATCTGCTGCATATTTTAATAATGTCATACGATACATATTATCAACATATTTGTTCGCATCCATATTCTTTTGTAAAAACTTTTTATACAAACGATCTTTTTCTAGTTTACCTGTTAGTTTTGTTTTCATTAAATCAGGTAGATCGAAAAGTTCATAAGCAATATCGTGGAATCCACTTTCTAAAAACATTCTGTAATCATTATAAATAAGTTTTTCTGCAGCGCTTAGACTGTCTAAACCATTTACTGTTGCTCTTTGGAAAACATCTGATCCTTTGTTTAGTGTCTCTAAAGTACTTCCTAAATAAGTATTATACTTTGGCATATCAATACCAGATAAGTATAAGTTTGTGTAGTTACCAATACCATTTCGTAAATGAAAACCTGGTGTTAATAGTGAGAATTTTTTAAATATATTATTTAGTCCTTCAATCATTGATAAAAAGAATGATGATTGTTTTGTATTTCCTGCAACACCAATAAGGTCAGATAATCCTTGATCTATAAAAAATACTTCACCTGGTCTGTTTTTAAATTGTTCGATAAAATTATCTATTGCTTTAGAATCTCGTCTATATTCTTTAATTTTATTTAATTTTTCAATCAGATCTTTCTTTTCAATGCGTGTTTTACCAAAATATTTTTTATTTTCTGCTAACGGTGTGACAAGATTATCATCATCAAAAGTTCCTGCTAGTATAAGTTCATCATAAAGTGCAGAAGTTTTCGATATTTTCTTAGCGTCTACAATAAAATCAGCTACAGATTTATTTAATTCTCTTGCAAATAAACCAGATTCTTTTGCTTTTTCTATAATAGCTCTTTTCTTAGGATTTAAATTACGATCTTTTAATCGTGCTTCTAAAAAAGTTTCCTGTAATTTATTTGCTTCTAAAACAGACATACGCCATTCTCTGTATGCAAATGAAGAAGTATTACCTTTTAGTTCACCATCAAAATCTTTTGGTGTTCCATCTAGTTTTAATAATTCTTCTGAATCTGGAGTTAGCGTGTGTCGTACATAACCATCTCCTCCTCTTGCAACAAAGTTTGTTCCCATCGCTTCATCTATTTTTTGATACATTGAATCTAATCTTTTTTTAGATTCGTTGACAATACCTGCTAATTCTTCATCAGCCCATCTTGCATCTAGTAATTGTCTTTCTTCTGTGCTATAAAATCGTGGTAAATCAACTTCGTTAGCTAAATCAACTTCTAAAAGATTTCCTTTATATGGTGCTTGTACTGCTTCTATGTCATATCTGTCAGGATTTAATAATGGATCTAACTCTCTTGCGGCTGTTCTTCTTGCCCTTGTTACTTCTTTATTTAATTCTTGAACACGATTTATTTTTTCTGTAATTTCATTTAATTGTGCTCTTAATGCTTGTGCTTGTTCTCCAGTTGCATTTCTTAATTGTGCTTTTAATGTTTTTTCTTGTTGTCTTAATCGACTTCTTTGTTCTACTACCGCTCTTGTAATATCTTCATTACTGTCAAACTTACCAGATTCGCCTACATTTCTAGATATAATATCAGAATCGATTAAATCATTAGCTTGTCTTTTTGTTGCATTTGATGCGCCTGAACGCGTTAATGTTGGTTTGCCATCGACATCTTCAATAATTAAGTCATTATCTCTTGCGTTATAATATTCAAGTGCTTTTCTTTTTTGTTCTTGTATTTCTCTAACTTGATTTGCTATAGGTTTGTATGCTTCCTCTTGTGCTTTAATTACATCTTCTACTTTTTGTTGTATAACTGCTGCATTTTCAGAGTTCATTGTAAACACAACAGTTCCATCTTTAGTTGTATATTGTGTAAATAAAAACTCAGATAGTTCATCTACTGTTTTGTACTCATCACCACCTAAATATTTATGTATTGTTTGTACAAAAGTGTCTTTTAAATTAGCATCTAATTTTGCTCTAGATGGTTTTGCAATCATTTCTCTAAAGTTTCCTTTAGGTTTTAATTTATACTCGATCATATCTTGTAAAATAACGGATGCTTGATCAACTGAATAATTTTTTCCTGTTAATTGATTAAGTTTTTTTGTGAATGTGTCTATATTTTCTCCCAAAGCTCCTTGTAATATTAAAAGTTCTTCTGTTAATGCGTCTCCTCTACCCATTACTTTACGAATCATCTCTTTTGGTAAATTTTTTCCTGCATCAAAAATAGCTTTGACTTGTCCTTTAAAATTTGTATAGCTTTCTGATTTTTTAATATATCTTTTAGCTAATTCTGTTCCTTCACCACCGTATTTTTCAATTGCTCTGGCGTCTAAGTTTGTTAAAAATTTGGTTACTGAGTTATCAAATACTTTTGCACCTGACTTTATTCCCCATTTTGACGCTCTAAATGCCATATCTAGTGGTGATTTTCTAACTTTTAATGGATATAATGCTTTTTCATATGCTCTTTTTGCTTCTTTTATGTCAAATTTTGACGCATCTTGTACTTTTTCTATGTCAATAACTTTTTGTGCTGCTTTTTTCAAATCATTAAATTTAGAAACTGCTGGTTCTAATTTGTTAATAGTTTTCTTTAAAGTTTTTATTCTTTTTGTTGCTTGTTTTAATGCTTTACTTCCTGCTTCTAAACTTTCTGCCGCTGTTTCTAACACTCTTAAAGACTTTTTAGCTGCTTCTAAACCATCTAAAGATTTATCTACAAATACAATTGCACCTGTTGCACCACCTGTAAATGGAGAAGCTGCTATAAGTGCTAAATCAACAGGATCTAAAAAGACATCTCCTAAAAAACCAAGAACATCATCTGCACCAAAAGTGTCGCCACTTTCTTCTGTGATTCCAGCATTATTTAATATTTCTTTAAAGTAAACTTCTTGATCTCCTCTGAGACCAGAAAGCATTGCTTTACCAACATCTTCACCTTCTTGACCTGCTTTAATTGCGTTAAAAAGAACTTGTTGTGGTCGACCAATAACTTCAAATACATCAAACAAAAAGTTTTGTTCTGGTGTCACATTGAAGAATTTTTCAATAACATTTCTTTTATCTGTGAATTTTTTAACATCAAGATCAGAGCCTTCAAGTCTTTGTTTTATACCTTCAGCTTGTTTACTAGGATCATAAGGTAAGATTTCTTTTTTCTTTTTTCTTTTTTCTGTTTCTCTTAACAATTTTTCTAAAGCTTTAGTTGCTTTGGTTTTCTTTGACACTATACTAAATTTTGCCATTTACTTACCTCCTTATTGTGAATCTCTGTACGCTTTTAAAGCCTCATTATATGTACTAAAAGTTTGACCTCTGTATTTAAATACAACTTTGTCTGCTGTTCCTGTAAAAGATGTATCAATTGCTGCAGAAATAGCTTCAGAACCTTCTTTTCCTGCATAAAAATTATTAACCTGATTGATAACTTGTGCAGAAGTACCTGAAAATTCTTGTCCTCCTCCTGAAACAGTCATTGTTGATGATAAATTTTGAGCTGCTCCTGAAATAACTCCAGAAACAAAACCTATAATTGCGCCTATACCTGTACCAAGACCTGGAGCTCCTGCTATGGTTCCTGCCGTTGCGCCTGCTGCGGTTGAAGCTCCTACAAGTGTAAAAAATTCTTCCCAATTCCATCTTTCTTGCATTTTAATATCACCTGTTGGATCAAAGTAAGTTGACGCATTTAAAACAATTGTTAAATCTTCGTCTGTGATTCCATAAGCTTCTGCAAGATTTTGAAGTCTTGACGCACTATACTCACCTGTGTCTGCTAATTGTGCTAATTGTGCAATTTGTGCTTTTTTATTATCTTCGATTGCTTGTACTTCATTAAATAATTGTTGGTCACTTTGTAATTGTTGTTGTCCTCTTTGTATATTTGCTTCGGTTGTTGCAGCTGCAACACTTTGTTCTATCAATTGTGATTGTGTTACTGCTTGTTGTTCAACAGCTTGTTTTTGTCCATATAATCCAGACAATGTTTCTCCATAAGCTGCTTGAGATTGAACTTCTGCAATGTTAGCTTGCCCACTTTCTGCAAGTCCTCTCATTGATGTCGCTCTTAATACATCTCTATTTTGTTGGTAAAAGCCTTCCTGCGCTTGGAGTCTCGCTGACTCGTAATCCTGTCTCGCTGCTGACAGGCTCTGTTGCAGTTGTGCTCTTTGTGCCATCGCTGACTGCTGTGCTGATCGGATTGTTGCTTGTTCCTGTTGTTGGAATAGCTTTTCCCTCTGTGCTGCCAGCTGTTGCGGCGTTAGTACTGTTGCCATCTTTTTTCACCTCTTTTTTAACCCATTCTAGGAATTTATATAAATACGCAATGCGTTTTTTATTATTCATACGATCTTCATCTACTACAAAGTAAAATGCGTTTAGATATTTTAAGTAACCCATAATAACAAATATTAGGGCTTGTAATGCCGTCCATATAAACTGAGCAATTGATGTGTTGTCTAGTAAATTGACAGTAAAGTAACCTACAATAGCTGCTGGTATCAATCGACCTAATGTATTACCTATAATAGTTGCTCTGTCATAATCTGATTTTGAACGACCTAAGTAGTTAGGATCCATTTCTTTTTCTCCACTACTAATTAAATCACTAAGTGTTAAATAAGTTATTTCTGCATTTATTGCTTTTCTAACTGCTTTTCTTTTATCTACAAATCTTTTTTTCTGTGCTTTGTTTAATCTTTTTGGAAAAGTCATATCATTATCTAGTGATCTTCCTTCTTCGTCAAAATAATCTTTGTAGTTAAGTGCTGCTTTTGATAAAATACGCTCTCTGACAATTTTTAATGCTGCTTTGTTTTCTAGTTCACACCATTGATCTCCCTTACTTATATAAGGTAAAACATCTCGATATGCTTGATTGTGTTCTTCATTTGTCTTTAAAACTTCAGGATGTGTTGTCCCTTTTATCAATCCTTTTTTATTAAACAAAAGTGTCAGCGTCATACCAAAAATAAATGCCACTGCGCCTGTTGCTAATATTTCCCATATACTTCTTCCTGTTTCTCTAATCTCAATAAGACCTGTTGTGATATATACAATAACTGTAATACCAATGAGAAGATCCCACACGGATGATTTAAACCAATCCCAAGCCTTATCTTGATTTTTTGCTATATTTTTACTTTTTTCAAACTCTTTTTCATATAAAGCCATTATCCTAAGACACCTATCCTTTCAATATATTCACTGTCAAGTTTAACTGCCCACATTTTAAATGGAAACGCTAAAACAAGACCACCAACAATTGCTATCAATTGCTGTGCTAATAGTTTCGTATTTGTATCAACATACATTAAAAACTGATAAAAGACAAAACAAACAAGCAACGCTAGTGTCAATCTGATAAATATTTTTGTAAAACCCATTTTCATTTTTTTGAGAATATACTTTGCTCTAAACAATAGAAATAATAAAATAAAACCGACAATTGTAAAAAACAAAAATCCTCCGAAATCTTTTTCTTCAATCTCTGTAGAAAATAAATAGAATGCTGCAACTAATGGTACGCCATATGCTATTAAATAAGACATAACTACAGCAAACCATAGTTTAATATATTTACTCATTATTTAAATACGCCTAACGCTTCTTTTGTTTCTTCAGAAATTTTATCTTTATAGATTTCGTATAATGAATTAAACATTGCTGTAAATACAGTTCTTTCTTTTTTACTGTACAATGGGTTTACAGTTTCTTTCTTTAATCTAATAAGTTCCATTTCAGCAATAGCTAAATTAGTTTTTAACAATGATTCCATTTGTTTTACAATTGGAAGTTGTTTTACATCTTCTGCTTTTTCTCCACCGAAAAACTGTCCTATAGTTTTAACTACAATAGTTTCAACCCAAGGAATAATAACTCTTGTTAACTTATTTACAGACCATCTTGCAACAAGTGCAAACGCTGCAGATACCGCTGGGATACCTACAATGTATTCGATGTTATTGTTAACTAAATCTAAAAAATCTTGCATTTAATCACCCCACAACTCTCTGCGTCTTCCTTTGTCTAACACAGGCTTGTTGTTTTTATTTATTTTATAGTAACCTCTAATTAGATCTTCAGGGAGATCTACATTCTCGATAAAACCATCCATTATATTATACCCTTTTACATAACCATTTTTGTCAGTAATAATTGACACATAACTTTTATTAGGATTTAATACTTTTAATTCTTTTATTTGTTTTTTTATATTCTCCATTTTTCCAGATTTTACTTTGACACCACTGTCTACTAAAAACTGAGCAAGTTCCTCTATAAACTGATCAAACATTTTTAACATATCTTCTTTTTTTATCATAGTCTTTTGAGAAAAAACGCTTTGGTTTGTTCTGTTTCTTGTTTCTTTTCTTCGATCAGTTTATTCATATCTTTCTCTAATTTTTGTATTTTTACATACATTTGTTCTAAAGTTGTGTTTCCAACTTGTACGGTCGAAGCTTCTACTGCTTCTTGTTTTCCATCTCTTTTAATATATACTTTCATAGCCTAACCTCTATCGTACTCTTTTATAAATTCTTACCTTTACTTTATCAACTGAACCAGCGTCTGGTAAGTTAAATATACGAACACTTGTTAAATTTCCTGAAGCTCCTGTAGCTACACCTTTGGAATAACTTCCTGAGAATGTTGATTGTGTACTGTATGATACTGTTGAACTTGCTTGTCCTGTTGTTTCTGCACCTACAATACTTCCTGAACCACGAACAATGTAAGGATGTACATCAGCATTTATATTTGTATCTGTTGCAAATGCTAAACCTTTTGATATAACAAATTCAGATTGTAGTAAAGTTTGATTCCCTTGAGAACCTGTGTTTAATACAAGACCTGTATCAATTGAATCTCCTGTGTTTCCTTCATTACCACCTGTAACACTTGATGATCCAGTTGATTCCATTTTTGCAATTTGTCTAAGGCTTGAATGTTTTCCTGCTGTTGAGTCGTCTTCTAATCTTATTGTAAATGAACCAGAAACATCTGCTAAATTTGTATAAGCATCAACAACAAATTTGTAATCGTAGTTTGTATTGTCAAAAGTGATTGCTGAGTTTAATGTGGAATTAAGCAATAAAGAACTCACATTATCTGAATTTACTTCTACTAGTAGTTTCCAATCTACACCGTCTTGTTCTGCTTTTAATGCAGCATCAAGATTTTGGATAACTTCTTTTAAATTATCTGTGTCTGTTGCTGAAGTCAAAGCAGTTCCATCATACTCAATACGATTAGTTTGATTTATTTTAATAAAACCTTCTGTTACTGAAGAATTATCTGAACCTATATATAAATCAAGACCATCAGTTGTAAAACCTAATTCACCTTCATCTAAAGTTTGTGAATCAAGATCTGCTTCAAGACCTCTTCGAACTAATATTTTAGTTGCCATCTAATCACCTCTTTCTTCTTTTCTTAGCAGTTTTTGCTGCCCTCTTAAAGTTTGCCGCTGTAGGCGCACCTTTACTTCCTGGTTTTCTCATTTTTTCTCCACTACCTGCTTTGATTCGTCTTCTTTTCGCGTGTATATTCGCGTATAATCCTCGTTTAGCCATTTATATCACCTCACCATTTGACCTTATTTGCCCAGTATGCTGCTGACATTTTTCCTTTTGCTATGTTTTTTGCGTGTCTTGCTTTAAATGATTTTCTTCTAGCATTAGACTTGGCATCTTTTTTCTTACCTGCTGTTGATACCCCTTGTTGTCCAAAGCGAATTGTTTTTACTTGTTCACCACTTTTAGCCACAACAATATGTGATTTTGTGGGATGCGAGGGTGTACGCTTTGGTTTGTTATATCCTGATACTCCTGCACGAGCAAGTCTAGGATCTTTTTTACTAGGCATTATTTTTTACCTCTTTTTTTCTTTGCTTTTTTCTTCTTCATCTCTTCGACTTTCTTTTTACCGTATTTTGCTACAGCTTTTTTTCCGTATCCGATTCCTTTTGGCATCTTTCTAACCCTCCAATATTTTTTTTATTTTTTGTAACACTTCCTTATCCTCTGTTATAACTTCAACATTCTCTACATCTACAAGTGACATCACACCTAGGATAGATTTAGCATCTACTTGAATGAAACCTTTTTTTAAATAAACTAGCTTTTTTGATTTTTGTGCTTCCATTATAATACTAATAGCTAATCGACTGTGCATATAATTCATCCTTTGTTTGCCTCCTTTGTCCATTGATCGTCAATCATTTGTAGTCTTTCTTTTCTTAGTTTCTCTCTAAATTCTTTTCTTTTACCTTCACTTTGGAATTCTACCTTCTTCGCCATCTCGAGTATCATATCAATCTCTTCACTTGTTAGGTAAACCGACAGTTGGTTTTGTAGTTGTAATTTTCTAAATGCCTCTTTGACATCTAGGTATGCCTGTACTAACCAACCGCGTAACCATCGAATAAATAATGCGAGTAAGATTGTGACTAACCATCCAGGTGTTAGGGCACCAAGTCCCCACCAAAATGCTGTCCAACCAAGTGCGAATGTTTGAAAACCTGGATCAGGAATAAATGCAACTGCATACATTGGGAAGTTAAATATGAGTAGTGCCAGGAGAGCATCGATTCCATATTTTTTTAGGAAGTCTGCTGCCCATTTAAACCCTGTCCATTTTGCAACAATTGCTAATATACCCTTTACCCTTTTCTTCATCTTATATACCTAACGCTTTCTTTATTTCATCTAATCTTGCTCTTTTAACTATTCTTTGTTCTTTGTACTCTACCCATCTTGAGTCTGTTTCTTCCCACTCACCTATAAACACTTTATTAAACTTCCAGTCGTTTTCTCTTAACCAACCTTTAATCTCAAAGTATTCTTCTTGTAGGTTTGCTTTGTTAATTTGTTCTTGTTGAAAGACAAACTTTCCGTTTTCATACTTCCATAAACTTAGTCCCTTTTCAAACAATTCGTTAAATTTTGTATTAGTAATATTGACTTCAATTGTTTGATCTGTTGCTTCGTTTACAAAAGCATTGATAGAGTTGTCTTCACTTAATAATAAATGTCTAATCATTTTAACCTCCTTATGCGTACTCTAGTACATCCATCACATAGATGGCAGTTGTACTTGAACCACTGTGACCAAATGCACCATCTGTCCAAGCGACCGCATCATCAATGTATAAGTTACCACTTGATATATACACTTCTGCTGAATACAATCTCATTGTACTTGTAGCATTATCATAGTAAGAAAACAATAATCCGTGACTACTTGTTCCCACTTCTAACCAAACGGTTTGTTGTGTTCGTGTTCCATAGTTTGTTGTTGTACCTACGATAACGGATAAACCAATTCTATCGCCAGTTGATAATGTTTTACTTAATGGTAGTTGTTTTGCTGTAAATCCATTTGTATTGACATATGGACCTGCAAAGTTTTTAATGGATGTGACACCACCGCCACCAATAGCTGAACCATTGACAAGTATATCATTTGAAAAATTAAATTTTTGTTCGCTTGTATCAAATGACACATAATGGTCTGTATCACTTCCACTATCACCAAAGTAAACAAAGGTGTCTGTATTTGTATTATCATTGTTTAGATATAAATTACCTTTAGCAGTTATATTACCATTACCATTTAGAGATATTGCACCTGCGTTAAAATCTAAATTACCACCACTTGTTGTTTTTAAAACTCTTACAACATCTGTACCTGCAGTTTGTGATGTAAATGTTATTGATTTACTTTCTACTGTTCCTGTTCCACTATGATTTAGTGCTAACCCACTTGGTTGAAGTCTTGCAATTTCACCATTTGTTCCTTCAAAAAAGATATGAGCATTTGCTGCTGTTACATTATAACCCATATTACCTGAAGTAGTTTGTCCTATACCCACATCATTGTGAACGCCACCTTGGTCTTGTAATTTAATTCTATAAAAGTTTTCGGTGTTAGGTTCACCATAAGAAGTCTTTGTATGGAGTATTTCATTTTCTATTTTTACATCACTACCTCTTATGATAGTCTCATATGAGTTGTCGCCAAAATATAAGTTTCCGTTGCTATAAATGTGGTCTGTTTGTAAGTATAAGTTTCTATTATCACCTGTTGAAGTTAATTTTACTACTGTTCCGTTAGAACTTGCATTTTGAACGGTTAAGGCTGTAGTTGTGCCACTTTCGGAAATGTGCATTTTTGTTGATGGAGTTGTTGTTCCAATACCTATTCGTCCACTACTATCAATAACCATTCTGTTATCGCCCTCGTGGTATAGATAAAATTTGTCATCACCATAGTTACTTGTGATTTGTGTTTTTGTTGTTCCTACTTCTTGAAATTTAATTTGGTTTTGTCCACCTGATGATACTTTTGCTATGGTTACATTTCCGTTTATATCAAATACATTATCTGCTGGTGTGGTTGTATCTGCTTCACCATAGCCAACTCTTATAGCATTTGCAACTGTTAATTCACCATCTGTGGTTAGTGCCATAGCACCTTGTGCAGTTGTGTGAACTGAATGACCCCACCAAAAACCTCTGTCTAAATCATCATTCATTTGGAAAGTCATAGCATAATCACCAAGACCACCATAAGTGAACCCAGAGTGCATACCCATTCCATAAGTGCTACCACTCCACACTCTAATTTTTGTTCTGTTTTGATTTGATGTCATTTGCAAGTTTTTCATAGTAACATTTTCTGGAAAGAACACACTATTGCTATCGTAAAATTGTATCGTTGGAGTTGCTGAACCACTATTATAGAAGTTCAAATCACCATCACCATTAACTCCAATTTGCCAACTTTCACTATTTCCTGTGCCTGTTTCTTCTATATGTATTGCTTGTGCTTCTGCATCACTCTTAATGTTAAGAGGTGCAATATTATTATCTGGTGTATTTAATTTTATTCTTAAATCTGCAACAATGTTTCCTGTAAATGTTATGTCCCCTGATGCTGTGTCTGCTGTATCGCTTCTTAAATAACTAGACGCATTTACACCACCTAATTGTAGTGAATTACTTGCGACATTTTCTGCCGTTTTACTTCTACTTGTTGTTCCAAGAAGTGTTGTTGCAAATGAAATATTAAATGCGTTGTTATACCAATCTACATCATCTGCTCCAGCGTGTCCTGCACTAAAATCTCTAATTGTAACTTTTGGATATGCCCAATTACTTGTAGTTTCACCAATATAAATAATATTTGCAGAGTTTGCACTATCATAGTTAAATCTTACTGTAAAAAATCTATCGTTTCTACCACTAATTAAATTGGCAAAAACATTGTGAAAAGTTCCATCTGTATAATTATAACCACCAATATGAAGTGTGAAACTTTCACCATCACTAGCCCCAGCATAGTCAAAGACATCAACAAAAAAATTCATCATTGTTGCATTCGCATATGTTCCACTTGGTAAAGTAATTGCAATCGCACCTGTTACACTTGATGTATCTGTATTATAGTGTCCACCTTTAACCATAGGCATTCTTAAACTATTTGTTTCTACATCAAAGATTGCACCTTCAACTTCAAGTTTTTCAGTCTTAAGTGTTCCTGGCACATAAACAGTTCCATCTGTTTGGACAGTCAATCTTCTTGAACCACCACTTACAAATTGTAAATTACCTGCACTATTGGTTGATAAATCATTTGGGCTTTCATAAATGCTAAAATTACCACCACTCCAAGAAATACCTTCATTTGGACCTGGGTCATTAAAAGTCATTTGTCCTACATTACTTAAAGTATAGTTTTGCATATTGATACTTCTTGATGTCAATGTTCCTGTTAGTGTGCCACCTGTAAGAGGTAGTTTTGTTGCAATACTATTTGTTACTGTTGTTGCAAAGCTAGGGTCATCACCTAGTGCTGCTGCTAATTCGTTAAGTGTATTTAGCGCTTCTGGCGCTGTATCTACAAGACTTGCTATCTCTGTGTCCACATAACTTTCTGTTGCTACTCTTTGTCCAGCTATTTGAATTTGCGCTCTGGTTGCATCACTAATAAAATCAATGTTTCTATCGTTAGCGTTTGCACCACCGCCACTTTCAGTATCTGTGTTTTCTATTCTAAATCTAATTGTTGATGAACTTTCATCATTTTTTGTGTGTATATGAGTTGTTGTGTCATCTCTACCAAAAGATGTATATTCTTGAGATGTGCTACCTGTTCTTGAGATATAAAATAAATTTTGGTTTGTATCTGTATCTACTACAACTGAACCTCTTGTTGTTGTAGTGTTTTGAACATCTATATTATATAAAATACTTGTTGATGTTGGGTCTACATAATAACTTGTATTATTTAAGTCATAATATCTTGCTGCATACATATTACTTGAAGCTCTTATATTACCTGAAACATCTAATTTTTGTGTAGGACTTGTTGTTCCAATACCGACATTACCTGCTGTATTAAAAATATGTTGTGAAGTATCGTTTATTTGAAATATAATATTATCATTTGTTGAAGTTGAAATATAAGCATTACCACTTGCTGCTTTGAATTTTAATGTTGCACCACCTGTTGATGTTACAGCTAATCGTGTTGTTCCACTTCCTTCAACTTCTAATAGTTCACTTGGAGTTGTTGTTCCAATACCTACATTACCTGCTGATGTTATTCTCATTCTATCTGTATTTGCTTGACTTCTAAATGCTACTGTGTCAGCATCTACATAAATACCTTTACCTGACCTTACCTCTATATGTGTGTTTCCATATTGGTCCTCTGGTCGATACCAAGAATTACCACTTGCATTTTGAACACCAATGTCTGTTGCATTTGTAAATGATAAATCACCTGTCATTGTATCGCCAGTAATGTTTACATAATTATCTACACCTGCAGGCGTAGCAAAAGTACCGTCTTTTCTAAGAAATTGCGTTGTGTTACTTGTATCGAATGTAATATATGAAGCATTTAAGTCATTACTTGCACTACTATCAGCAAAAACAAGGCGGTCGCCAGTTGCAATAAGTGTATTAGTATTTATTTCACCACCATCTGTAATATTACCGTGTGTGTGTGATGTCGGCGTGAAAGTACTAGGCTTGCTTTCTATTTGTCCCCAATCCGTTGTTGGGTGTAAATCGTCAGTTGCACCTGATGTATTATTAACACGCTTTAATGTGACATTTTTAGCCATTGACTATCACCTCCTTAATCTTCATCTATAAGTATTGTACCTACATTTGTACTTGATGGGGTTGCTCCATAGATTATTTCTGTGAAGTTGTGTCCATCAATTGCTGTATCTCCGTTTAACCAGTTGTTAAATTCACTTTCTGTGTAATATCTTCCGTCTAAGTCATAACCTTGTAAACCTGTGATATGTCCGTATGTATCAAGAGTTAGATCTTGAATAACAGTACCACCTGTAAAGTTAACACTTGCTTGACTAGATGTATCTGTGTGTGCAACTTCATAACTGTCTCCAGTTTGTGTTACAGTAATTCCACCACCTGCAGTAACTTCTTCTGCATATCTACCATCTAAATCAACAGTTAATGTTCCTGAGTCTTGTTGTGTTAAAGTTAAAACCCCTGTACCTGTTGCAAATCCAACAGAGTTAACTTTATCATTATATGCTGCATCCCAGTTTGTTTTGTTGTAACCTGATATACTTGTTGTACCATCAAAGAAGTTTTGTACTTCACTTTCTGTGTAGTATCTACCATCGTGTAAGTGATCACCAGCCGCTAAGTCTCCAGAAGCTGTTCCTACTAATCCTGCTAATACGCCTTCTGTAATAACATCATTTCCGCTCATTCCTGTAACAGATGTAGCGTTTGATAGTTCAACAATACCTGCAACACCTACATTTGCATCTTGATAAGTGTTGTTAACAACACCCCATCTTTGATAAGTTGTCGTATTTAAAGTCCATTGTCCACCCATAACGATCCAGTCTCCTGGTTCTAACGCAACATTTCCTCCGTCTAAATCATCGTCATTTTCTTCACCAACAGTGTTTGTTTGTTCTGCATCAAAAGTGTGTGTCACACCATTGTTACTGTCTGCTCCTCCTGTAATAACAACAGGAACTGAACTGTTACCACCAATAATAAAGTAACTTCCCTCTAATACTCCACCATTAGAAGCCACATAAGTTTGTGCTAAATCCATCAACGCTTCTGCAGTTGTGTTAGATGAGATAGTATCTATAAGTCTCATACCACCAAAAACACTACTTGGTAATTGTGACTCTGGAACTTTACCAGTGTTACTTAAAGTTGCAACTCCATTGTTCGCTCCTTTCTGTGATAAAGGAATATAAGTACTTGTTAAGTGAGAAGTTAAAGTTGTCGCATCTCCTGTTGACACTCTAACTTGTGCCATTGTTGTCGATGGAAATAACTCATCTGTGTTTCCACTTGTATCGATTACCCTTTTGAGGGTAACTTCTTTTAGTGCCATAATTATTCACCTCTTATTTTTTAAATTTTTCTGAGACAACTTGTTCTGTGAATAGTGCCATCTCTAGATTTTGTTGTGTTTGTTTCAATAAATCGTGGTGCATTTTTATATAAAGCTGTGCAAGTTCTGTTGCTTTTTTTCTTTCTGCTTCTAATTTATCAGTCAATGCTTTCACTTCTGCTTGGTTAAGACAACCTTGGTGAGAAGTTATAACTGATTGAAGTTCTTTTTTTGCTGCTGTAATTTCTTTGTCTTTTGCTTCTACAGCTTCTGCTAAATGCTTTTGTTCTTCTAGCTTTTCAATAAGCTCTTTTTTTGTTAAACTTGTGTAATCCATATTACTCTCCTTCATCGTAATCTATAAATAAATCACCAGCTCGTGCGTCACTTCCTAATGTTTCATAATGTACTGAACTTTTTGTAACTGCGTTTAAAAGTGAAACTTCTTGTAGTTTAACCCAAACGGATGATTGTCTTTGATATAAATCAAGACCACTATTTGTGTAAACAAAAGCGTAAGTATTATCTGCAGCGGTTTCATTATTTAGTTCAGTTAAACTATATTTTACAATTGTTGTTGAATCACCTGATATAACTGTATCTAAATCTTTTTTAAGTGCATTTGCTGCTTCTTTTAATACAGACACAATTTTGTTTACATCTTGTCCGTATAATATTTCACCATCATTTTTAAACTGATTAGGTAATGTTTGATCTGTAATAATTTTATTTGCCATTATATATCACCTCTTACCTTTCCTAGTTTGAACAAGTATCCAATATTTGTTAATCCAAAATAACTGTCTGATTCTTGTTCTAAAATTAGTGTTATGTTTTTCCCTTTACCACCTACAATTACTTTATGTTGATTGACATCACTACTACCTAATTCGTGTTCTCCGATTACAAAACTACCAAGTGCTGAAGATTCAATATCTAAAGTAAAATCGTATTGAATAATACCGTCTGCATCTCGTGTCACTTTAAAGTGATAAGGAGTTGCGTATTCGTAACCATCGATCTTAATAGTGATAAACAAAGGTGCTGTTTTTTCTGTAAATGTTTTTAGGAATATATTTTTAAACTTCTTCTCGTGTGTTGGATAACCAAAAGAAAAATTAGGTAATTGTAGTCGTGTTTTATATGTTGCATTTTGTGTATCTGTTGCTGTATAAGTTGTATATGTTGGTAAGAAATCTGTATATCCTTGGTCATAAATCCAGAATCTACGATCTTTTACTGCATACAGTGTTCCAGATACTTCAAAAATATGTTCTGGTTTTTGTGCAAATTTATCCACTACAAATGGACTACCACTTGAACCCAAGTTTACATTATAATAATGTCTTAATACATCATATTGATGTTCATCTCTGATATATAATAAGTATTGTTCATTATATAACATTGACTCATAACTTGTTGAAAAATTTGGTAGAACATCTACAATTCTTTTATCTATTTTTTCTACATTCTCTAAACCATCTAAGTAAAAGTTTTGTTTAATTCGATATAATCCATCTCTTGACATAAACACAAGTGTGTTGTTGAATGGTTTGACACTTTTTGGTGCGATACAACCAATACTGTCATTTAATATTTGAAACTCAATATTATTTTGATCAAGATTACCTCTCATTTTCCAAATCATTTTTCTTGTAAATATAATATATGATCCTCTAAAATAGTTAATACTTGTTATTTCGTCATCTGTTGTTAATGATAAGTTAAAATAAGTATTTGATGGAAAGTAATTAAATCTTCGAAAATCACTAAACCATATAGTATTTCCTTGATAAGCAACAAGTCTATCTTCAATTTCTAATATGCGTGCATCATCAAAATCAATTCCGATGACTGGTGCTGTGTCAACATCAATAACTGGATACTCGATTGTTTTTTTAATACTTGTATCTAACTCTGAGATAAAGAACTCAAAGTCTCCAGAAAAAGTTGCTGAGCTTCCTCCATTGTATTTATAAAAAGTTGTACTGTCTGTTGTTATTTGACGATCCTCTATTGCATATATGTCTCCTGATTCATTATCACCAGCTGTTTGAAGTTGTGGTATGATATTATTAGTACTAGATGTTTGTACTACACCTGCAGAAGAAATATTTGCTTGTTGTACATAGAAATCATCATCTTTAAAAATAGTTCCTATAGATGCGTCTGCATTGGTAACTTCATAATACTGTGTTTCAACAAAAGTTGTACCATCACTTCCATATATGTTTAATTTAATTTGTGTATCGTGTCGTAACTTATAAGGAATGTTATTATTATCAATGTAACTATGTGCTGCATTAGTAGCAGTTTGCCCTGTATCTTGAATAACATCTTTTTCAAACTGATAAGTTGCAGAGTTGTAAGTAGTAGCATCTGAATTAGCACGATGACGATTGTTCATTCTATATACAATATTATCTTGTCTTAATATATACAAATCAGTTGTAACTAAACCAGCTCTATTGAAATTGTGTAGTTTTGCACTGTTTTTATAAACAACAAGTTCTCTATCATTAAAAGTATAGGAATGATTGATTCGTTGTTTTAATAAATGATACGCATCTTCTACAGCAGCACTTTGTGTGTTGTAAACAATATTTTCTGTAGATATAATGTAGAAATCTTTATCGACAAAGTATTCTTGAAGTGCAACTTCTGAACTAAATTGTTTAGCTGGAATAATAGGTTCGGATGATTTCATTAACCTTACTTCAGCTGTTATTGTGTTAATATTTGTAAAGCTTGTTAAATTTAATTGTATTCTAAACGATGCAATACCATCTTGGATAAATGTTTGACTGTGTGTGTAAGGATCAAATCCTGAATCATAAGGGATTACAGTTCGATTTCCAAAAGCATCTTCTGAGAAAAAATCAAATTCAAAACTATTTAAATTAACACCTGAACCACTAAAAATAATATTTATTTTAAAATCACCGTCTGTTGGTATTGATAAATCTTCAAACAAATTATTATTTGCTACATCTGTTATATACACCGCGTGTATTGCTCGAAGAGATGTATGATTTTTTACATAGTCTTTTGGAGAACTATATAACATATTATAACCACCTAATGTGTTTGTAATTGCTGTGTCAATAGGCGATGGTTTGTATAAATTGTTTTGATTATCGTTATTAAAAATTCTATGTGTAAATGTATTGATTGTTGTTTCGTCTATCTCTAAGATACCATTTAATGATTTACTTAATTGATTAAGTAATATGTAATGTTTTCCTAAAAAAGGCACAATGTCTTTATTAGTTAATTGTATTGGTTCTGGATAAACATTATTAAATGTAACAATGTTTTGTATTCCTGAGTTATCTGTAAAATCACCACCATCTAAACTAGCTGTCACACTATCTGTGAAGTCGTCGCCATCTGGAGCTGCATTGTATGTGCTTGGAAAAGTTGTTGTTGTTAAACCTCCCCCAGAAATAATTGTTAAATCTTCATCATTGATAAACTTAATTAAATCTACTTTAATTGTTCTATTTCCTAACTCATCTGCAGTTCCTGTTGCATATCCTATAAGAATAACAAATGAGTAAGATCGTGTACGAATGAAATTTTTAAATTCATTCCAATCGCTAAACTCTTCTAAATATTTAGAAATATTTCCTTCATTTTTTATTACTTTTAAAAAGTAAATATCACCATCTGGTAAATAATTAGGAGAAATTTCATATAGCCATTTATTTAAAATATCTGAATATTTATATCCTTTTCTTTTAACTAAAGCACCTGATCCTGACAAATCCATATTCAATACTTCTCTAGCTTCAATCGTAGAAATGACATCATCTGCTGATAATGTATTCATCCCTCCAATTAAGTTATTCACCACAAAGTATTGTTTAGATTCAGGATTACCTCTATGTGGTTGGTAAGGCATTTGTTAGTCTCCTAAAATTCCGCTTTTTTCTGTAGAGTTTGATTTAGAATTAAACCAACCTACATTGTTAGATCCGACAGCTCCTATTGGTTTTACTCCTGTTCCTCCTTCTACTTTGTAGAATGCAACAGTTTGTAAATCGTCTGTATAAACAGCAGCAACGGTACCTGGTGTGGTGTCCCAAGCATTCGGTAAGTAAGATTCCGAAGGTGTATTTGTTCCTGTTTTGAATTCTAATCTAAATGCTGAATCTTTAAATTCAAGCTCACTTGATTCTAACCAGAAAAAACGATACCTTGGTTTAACTGCTTTTGTTTTTAATCTTCTCATCTCTGCTAAATTGATCTGGTATCTTTGGAAAAAAGCCGAACTTGCTTCATTTAAACTACCATCATTTGTCTTAATTAAATAGCAAACATATGGTATGACTGTAGAACGAATCCATTCTTCATCTAATGCAATGTAATCATCACTAGCGGTTGCAGTAGTGATATAAGGTAACTTTGCAGAAATCGCGACATTGATATTCGCAATCGCTTCGTTAAAATATTCTTTTACAAAGTTTTGACTAAAATTTTCATCTGTTGCATTATTTGCAATTGTTGTTATATCTGTTAAAAGCATTATATCACCTCAAATATGAAAATAAGGGACTTTGCAGTCCCTCATCTTAAAGTTTCACATCCTCATTAACTGGACTGATTGACAACGCAATGTCATCTAATTTTCTTTGTAGTAATTCTGCAATTGATTGTGGAAACTCTTGATAAGATCCATCAAAGTAAATTGTTACAGAATAACCGTTAACTAAAAATGTGTAATAATCTCCCAATGATTTTTGGAAAACTTTTGCACCGTGTACTTTTACTAAAGGCTCTTGCTTTAGTTTTTGTATAAAAGTCAGTGCTTCTCTCTTTATTTCTCCCTTTAAAGCTGCATCACTTTTCCTTTTTGGTTTAGGTGCTGCAGTCGTCTTTTTGACAGTTTCATTTTCCGCCATTTTTATCACTCTTTCCTTAAAGTTTTTTGTAGGATGATAGGCTCACCCTACGAAGCCTTGTTAAAATCTAATTATGCTTGTGAAGCTGTGTCTTCCCAACCGTATGAATCAGTTAATGATACACCTGTTAGTAAGTCAAAAGCTGAACGAGATTGAATCTTAACGATTGCAACTGGATCAATAACTTTTGCTCCACTCCACATTTTGTAACCGAAAGTTGCTCTTTGTCCTAGTGGATCATCTTTAGTAGCTTCGAATCCAGTCATCTTGAATTCAACATTTCCGCCACCTAAGCTTGAAACAACATATGGTTCAAAGCCCAAGAAGTATGAAGTGTAAACATTGTAGTCTGCTTCTGCAACATATGAAGATACAGAACCTAATGCGCCACCAATGTATTGGTATGAACCTGCTGTTAAGAAGTTAGAAATATCAGATGCTACAGTGAATCTAGCACCTACAGTTGCAGATGTTGGAACTGCAGTAATTGCAGTTTTACCAGATAATGCTGATACATCAACTAATGTTTCTTCTGCAATTAAAGAATCAATAACATACATTCCATAGAACATATATGATTGTAATGTACCTATTTTGATTGGAGCATTTTCTTGACCTGGAACTAAAATTCTGTCTTTTAGATCTTCATCGTCAAGTAAGTCTTCCATTACTGCTGGATGTAATACAGCAACTGGTTTTAAACCAAATGATGTATGTCCTTTTCTCTTGTGTGTTCTCATTGAAAGTGCTACTTTACGGAGCTCTCTCATTGTTAATACATTTGCTGGAACTAATTCTGATCCTGCAGTTGCAAGACCACCTACGAAGTATTCAGAAGCTTCTGAAAATTTAGCTATAATTGCTCTTTCACGAACTTCTGCTGCGTGTCTTGCCAATTCTGGTTGGTAGATTGATTTGATGTCGTCCATATGAATGTCTTGTGTGTGATCAGTAAGTTCGATCCAAGCACCATATTGGTCAACAGATACATCTACTCTGTGTGCTTCAACTTTCAACGGACGGTTAGCAACACCTTCAACTAATCCTTCAATTGCTTCACCAGCACCAGTAGCTCCTGATAAAGTACGGATTGGTAGAGAGTTGTATCTTCTCATTGTTACAGTTGTAGTACCTTCGTTTTTTGGAATAACAATATCTTTACCTAAGTTTGAAAAAACAAAGTTAGATGCTTCCAATTTAATAATTTCTAATAATCGATCACTAAAATACTCATCGACTTTTATGTCGTTTCTTTGAGCAACAGCGAGCTTATTAGCGTATGCGCTTAATGCCATAGTAAGTCACCTCTTATGATTTATTTTAAATGTGGGAAATTCTTTTTCCTATACGCCGCAATTTCTTTTTCTAGTGACTCTCTCGAGAATTCGCCCTTCTTGACAGATTTCTGTCTTTTCTCTGCGATTTTTTCTTCTTGAAATTCATCTTTTGATTGTGTTTTTTTAATCAATGCTTGTCTCTCTCTTTCCAAGACAATCGGTGTCGCATATCCGCGAACCGCGTTTGATATTGCAGCAGGGGGTAAAACTAATAGCTGTTCCCAAGTCACACCATCTTTACCCATTGTATCAATCAGTGCATCTGCTTCTTTAGTGCTTAATTTAAGTTCAGCAACAATCGAGTCAATTTGTTTTACAACAGTTTGTTGTTTTGATTTTTGTTCGAGCTCATTTTTTTCTCGCTCTAACTTTTCAAGTCGTCTCTTTTGTTCATCAATTTGTTTTAACACATCAGCAGGTACGCCTTTTGATTCTGCTTCTTTTTTGATTTGTTGGTTACGCCACTCATCTAAGAGTTCTTCGACATTACCAAAACCAGAAGCTCTAGACATTTTTGTAAACTCTTCTAAAACTTTTTCTTTTTCTTCAAGTTCTTTTTTTAATCTAGATCGTTCTTCTCTCATTTGTTTAAATGCTGCTGCGTCCTTGTCAGGCTTTGTTTCTTCTTTTACACTAAAAGTAGTATCTCCCAGACTTTCGTCTTCTACTTCTTTTGTATCTTCTTCCACAGGCTCTGGCTTGACTTCTTCAACATTCTCCTCTTTTTTGTCTGCCTCTAATTTTTCTGCATCTTTATCTAACTCTTCCAACAAAGCGTCAAAGTTATCATCAAGTTGCTTTAATTTGTTATCTGGCATTTGAAACCTCCTTCTACACACATATTATAACCCTGCGGTGGGGTGAAATTGGTAATACAATCGTATGTTTAGACTCCGCAAAGGACGGAGTTTGCCTTATTACACTATATTATACCCTTTTTTTTCAATTATTTTTCACTATTATGTGATTTTATGTAATTTTATGCAATATTAAATGTTTCATCACCTGTTAATTCTGGTTGCTCTGCTGATTCTTGTGATGTAAATTGTTCCTCACCTGTTGCTGGTTGTGATGCTTGAGCTTGCATTCTTGCTTGTTCTACTTGTTGTGTTTCTTTTTGTCTTATACCTTGTTCGATCATTGCAAATAATTGATCAAGTGCTGGTGTTTCTCTCTTACCTTCAATAACTTCTGTGATTGCTGGTAATAACATTTGTTGGTCAATACCATATTGTTCTGCAGCTGCAGTTATCTCAGAAATAATTTGTGCTTTCGTTTGTGTATCTTTTGTTAACATTTCTTTGTAACGATTCATTAACTCTTTACGCTCTGGTAAGTTATATTGTTTCATTACATCTAATACATTTGTAATAATTGGTTCGCCTTGATTGTATTGTCTTTCCATTTGGAATAACTCTAACATCAATTGTTTGTTTTGATCTTTACTATATGGTGTCTTGACATCTAAGTTAACAGCAAAAGTATATTGGAAATTTTTCATATCAATCTTAGGAACTTCAATACGATTGAAGTCGAAACTACCATCTGTTTTCTTTTCACTTCTTGTGTATATCGTTTCACCACCGAATACTTTAGAAATAAATTCTACAATGATATTTGATAGATCTTCAACATACTCTTCAATGTTTGCAAGTACTTTTTGTTCAATAATTTTTGCACGAGATACAACTGCGTTTGCTCCGCCTGAAGTATTACCTGCTGTACCTAATGTTCCTTTGAACTCTCTTGTAATTCCTGCAATCTCATAAATAGTTTCTACTGTACGATCTTTAATTTGTAACATTGTTTGATCGACTGCTTTACCAGAAAATAATGGACGAATCGCGTTATCTATTTGTACACCACTTACTGGGTAGACTGCTGCTGGCATTCCTGCAGATAATGCAATATCATTTGGATCTAAACCTGAATCAACATTAACTACAAGTGATGGTGCAGCAAATTGTAATGCTGTATTGATAATTGCACTTTCAGCTGCGTTGACTGCTTTTTGTTGTGCAATCAATCGATCCATTAGTGATAGACCATATGGTGAATGATGTTTCTTTAACCAACGAAGTTGTGCAATTGGTAACAATGATGTTTTCATTTTCTTTGTTGGTTCAACCATTTGACTTTCTACAAGAACGGTTTTGTATAGTTCTTGATTTTTCTTGCCATTGTTTTTTATTTCATAAATAATAAGTTGTGTTAGTACATCTTCTTGTTCATTTGTAAATCCACCTTCAATTGCAATCTCGCCGCGTTCATATGGTGAGAACATTGATGATGCACCTTTTCTTTCAAAGTCATACTCTGGATATTGATCCATTACTTTTTGCGGACTGATACGACCACGAACAATAACATAATCTGCTTCTTTTAATGACTTCGCATTTGGATCAATAAGTACACTTGCTGTGTCTAGTGAATAAGGAACAAGTTTACCTTTTCGTTGTCTACCTGCAGATCCTACACGCTCATTCTCAAAAATGATATGTGTATATGCTTCTCTCACAATTGCAGAAGTTGTTACTGCAGATGTGATATGTTTGTCCATATTCATTTCATCCCAAAAATTACTATATGCTTCGTTTAAATTTTCTATAGATACAACATCTTCTACAGATAATGGCTCTAGCTCGCCCTTATAGTCGTTTGCTAAAAGAGATGCTACACGCAAATCAATTGCATCTGAAGCATACACAGTGTTAATATCAACTACCCACGGTTTTTCACCTGTGTAACTTGATAAGAAATTTTGCTTTCCTTCATAGAAAGCCATATATTCTTCATAGTCTGAAAAGCGTTGGGTATCAAAATCCATTGCTTTACGAAACATTTCAATGTAATCTTCAGCTGTTTTATCTTCTCTTAGGACAACATTGCGTTCTTTTACATTTTCCATTATCTACCTCCGTCCTTAAAAGCTGAATAATATGCTTGAGCTCTCGGACTTGATCCTGAAACGATCACTTTTGATTTCTCTATTTGTTTTGTTTCTAATGCTTCTACGCGTTTTCTTAATTCATTGATCATTAACAATAATTCTGCTTTTGTTAATTGTTTTTCACTCATAATTTTATACCTCCTAACACTGTACTACCTCTTCGTACTCTTGGTTTATTTGCATCTCCTGCAAATGCTGATACTGTTTTTGGTTTACCATCTCCGAACCAATTCGATTTATGATAGATTTGTAATGTCTGGTTAGGATCTTTTGGTAGTCTCATAATAATGTAACGCATTGCATCCATTAAGTGGTTGTCTTTATCAATTGGTTTATCATTACTATTTAACTTACCTTCTTTATAAGAATATTTTGTACCTTCATTTTTTAGCTCTACAAGGCTGTTAAATACTTTTAACTTGTCGTGATAGAAGTAATCACGAACACGCTCGATACCAGAAAGAATATTATTATCACCTGGTTCTAAAAAGATGTCATAGGTTCTCTTAAAATAATCTGCATAACTCACACCATCGCGATCACTTCGTTTTCTGACTGATGGATCGGCTTGAATCGGATAGGCTAAATCAACATCTCTAATTTTTAATCTTAATTCTTCTGCGTGATAACCAACAGGTTGTTCTGGTACTTTATATTCATCATAAATATAAATCTTACCATTGTTTGGACTGATCGCTGCAAATACCATTGCTGTTGGATCATTATAACCTGGATCAAAACCTACTAATCGTTTCCAATCTCTTGGTATTGGAAATGGTTCAACCATATGTTTAATAAGTTCTGGATAAACTGCACCTTCTTTGACATCTAAATGACAATCAATATATTTACGAATCCACGCTGGTGTTTTACCTGCGGTGACACGATCAATAAAGTCAGGTGGTAAGTTATTGTTATCTCGTGTGCTTGATATAAATGAGTGATAGTGTTTCTCTCCTTTACCTTTAACGATATTGTTATATACCGATGTATCAATGGACTTCGATCCTACAATCTTATCTGAAATCAATAAGAAGTTATCACGAATCCAACCGTACTCTGCGTTGGTTGATACAATACCTATAAAGTTAAAGTCAACAATTTTACCATCTTTATCATAAACAGCTGCGGCTCTATTTCTCAAACGCGTGGTTAACTGGTCAAATATATCATATTCAACCCCACTCGCCTCTTCAATATAGAACGCTGTTAAGTTTAATGATCTTAATTTTTGTTGATCGTTTGACGCATAGATAACGATCTCGTGTCCGTTGCGTAATAGAAAATACGGATTCGGACTTTTTACATATTTCTTAATATGCCACGGTGGTAAAAATTTAAGTAACTCAGGAACAACTGCGTCTTTGACCTGAGATAATATTGGAGCAGTAATCAGTGAACGACCGTTTTTTACAGACAATGCGTGTTTCGATATTTCTGCACAGGCTGCGGTTGTCTTACCACTACCAAAACCACCAATAGACATTCTAAATTGTGCTGGACTACTATGAAAAGCTTCTTGATGTTGTAATGGAATGTAGTCAATAAGTGTTGCATTGCATCGTGAACATTTACCATAGAACACATTATGTGTTACTTTAACATCACCTGTCTTACATACAGGACAAGTGTAAAAACGATTACCTTCGTGGTCTCTTAGACGCGGTTTGATAACCATTTTATCCGTCCCAACTCGCTTTTTGAGGCATCAACATCACAACAATGCTGGTATTATCCTCTACGATCTCGTTTTTTGCTAAATGTTCTGATACTTTTACTGCATCTGATGCTTTCATAGGGTTGACCATAGACATATTGGCTGCTTTTCTTGCTTTTTCGTTCAAAAATCCTTGAATATACTCACGAATCGGCTTATGATTAAGAAATCGTTGCCATAAACTCGGTGATTCTGTGATTTCACGGTACTTTGTGAACAATTCCATTGATGTTAGGTCAATATTTTCAAATAAATCTTCTTCAAACTTAACTGCCATTGCAGAAAAGATCGGTCGATTGGTTTTATTTATGATTTTATCTTCTGCAACGATTGCAATTAGGTTACTTGCCAAGTTATTTCACCTCTTTTGGTCTAGAAAAGTCGACATATTCGGTTGTAATAGACAAAATCTTGCCATCTGACACCTTAACAGTGAAAATCATACCTGCAACATCACTTTGTAAGTTGTTATCTGCCATAAATCCAGTCTGATGTTGGAAACTTGGCACTAAATATGCGTAATGTCCCTTGTATTTCATACCAATAGACTTGTGATAGTGACCAGCAAGCATAATATTGGCTCTTCTGTTCATATTATTGTCAACAATATTCTGTAATTTTAGTGATAATGTACGCGCACTACCGTCTGTAGGGTGTATCATTGCTAAATCAATACCCTGAGCGATGTCAATACGCGCAAAATTGTGACCAAGATAGGTCATATCGTCTCTGCTTCTCTCTATTTCTTCTCCAATATCTGCAAATCCGTTACGCATATGCGTATAATCGTGATTTCCAGTAATAAAATAAGTATGAATGGATGGAACCGATGGATAATTTTCTATAATATGACTGAGTTGTTCTGAGAATCCAATCGAATGTAAGTCACGAATCGATGTCATACGGTTGGTATAAAAACCATCACTAATATCACCGATGTGAAAAATGGTATCCACGCCTTGATCTGCTGCATAGTCATAGAACTGGTGTAATTCATCAAGCGCTTCAAACTTCGATCCCATATGTGTATCGGATACGACACCAAAAGTTACCGTCTCGCCATCATAAAGATCGCTGAGATCTAGTGCATCA